ATGTGCTAGACGCCGCACTGTCCAAGCTGGACTTAGAGGCAGATCGCATAGACATTTGCTCACAGGAGCCTACGACTTACACAGAGGCGACAAGCACCTACACGCTAGGCAATAGCACCTCAGTATCTTTTGGTGCGCCAGAGGACGGTGACACGTCAGGCCGCAAGACAGCCTGCGCAGCAATATCAGACGGATCAGTGACAGGCTCAGGTACTGCAACGCATTACGCAATCACAGACGTATCTGAGAGCCGCCTGCTTTGCACAGGTTCGCTTACAACATCACAGGCAGTTGTGTCTGGTAATACTTTTACCGTAGCCACGTTTGACGTAGAAATCCCTGATCCAGCATAAGGTGCAGCATGGTCGTACTAGCCAATCGCGTTAAAGTCTCAACGGCGACAACAGGCACAGGCACTGTAACGCTTGGCGCGGCCTCTACAGGCTATCAGACATTTGCAGATGGCGGTGTAGCTGATGGCGATACTGTGCGCTACACGATTGAGGATGGTAGCGATTGGGAGATCGGCTACGGTCTTTACAACTCTGCTGGGCCAACTCTGACGCGCACGTTGATGGAAAGCTCTACTGGATCGCTGTTGAACTTATCTGGCAGCGCAGAGTTGTTTATTACTGCTGGCGTTGAGGAAGTTTATGGCTACGTCACAAGCACACTAAACGCAGATCGCACGTTAGACAGCGGTGTTGAGTTTGACACGGGTAAAGGTTTTACTATTGCAGATGGCGTTACCTTGACGATCCCGACAGACGCGCAGCTTGTGATTAATGGATACACTGAGAAAAGGCCATTTTAGGAGATAGGAAATGCCCCTTAAAATTAACTCAACAAATGGCTCAGTAACACTCACGCCAGAGGATGGTGTGGGTAATGTTGATATTACGGTTCCTCGCTCACAATTTGTCGGGCAAGACCACGCTGGAGAGTTTATTGCTGACAGCTACAATGAGCGTTATGCAGCGGTTACATCCACATCGAACGCAACAACCGTTGACTGTGAGAGCGCAAACTCGTTCAGCCACACGCTGACTGAGAATACGACGTTTACGTTTAGCAACCCGCCAGCATCTGGCACGGCTTACACGTTTAGCATCGAGATTATTCAAGACGTTTCCGCGTCTGGCTTTACTGTTACTTGGCCTGCGTCTGTTGACTGGCCAAGTGCGGCAACGCCAGCGCTAACTGTTGATGCGTCGGCAAAGGATTTATTTGTATTTTACACCCGTGATGGCGGCACGACTTGGCTTGGTTTTGTCGCTGGTTATTCATTGGGGTAAATTATGGCAACTAAGAAAAAACTACTGCAAGCAATAAAGGGCGGTTTTAGGTCTGGTAGAATTAAAACGCTGGACAACCCAAACCCTTTTTCAGCTTATAATCAAAACGATTATTTCGGCTATAGCGTATCTGTCTCAGACAGTTATGTAATAGTAGGAGCTTATTTAGAAGATGACGTTAGCGGATCTAGCGGAAAAGCGTATATATTTAACGCATCCACTGGCGCTCTGCTTCATACGTTAGACAACCCTAGTGCGTATGACACAGGCGCAAGCGATAATTTCGGCTTTAGCGTATCTATTTCAGACAGCTACGCCATAGTAGGAGCTTATCAAGAAGATGACGCTGGCGGAAGTAATAGCGGCAAAGCCTACATATTTGACCCGTCTACTGGCGTTCTACTTCATACGTTAGACAACCCTAATGATTACAGCACAAGCCAAGATGATTATTTTGGCTATAGCGTATCTGTCTCAGACAGTTATGCCATAGTAGGTGCTTTTTTAGAAGATGACGCTAGCGGATCGTCTAGCGGCAAAGCCTACATATTCAACCCGTCCACTGGCTCTCTGCTTCATACGCTAGACAACCCTAATGCTTATAGTACAAGCGCAAGCGATTATTTTGGCCGCAACGTATCCATCTCAGACAGTTATGCCATAGTTGGTGCTTATTTAGAAGATGACGCTGGCGGATCGTCTAGCGGAAAAGCCTACATATTCAACCCGTCTACTGGCGCTTTGCTTCATACGTTAGACAACCCTAATGCTTATAGTACAAGCGCAAATGACCAATTTGGCATTAGCGTATCTATATCAGACAGTTATGCCATAGTTGGTGCTTATCAAGAAGATGACGCTGGCGGAAGTGATAGCGGAAAAGCCTACATATTCAACCCGTCTACTGGCGCTTTGCTTCATACGTTAGACAACCCTAGCGCCTATAGTACAAGCTCAGGCGATAATTTCGGCGCTAGCGTATCCATCTCAGACAGTTATGCTATAGTAGGAGCGTATTTAGAAGATGACGCTGGCGGATCGTCTAGCGGAAAAGCCTACATATTTAACGCATCCACTGGCTCTCTGCTTCATACGTTAGACAACCCTAATGCTTACAGCACAAGCCAAGATGATTATTTTGGCTTTAGCGTATCTATCTCAGACAGTTGTGCAATAGTTGGTGCTTATCAAGAAGATGACGTTTTGGGAACTTCTAGCGGCAAGGCTTATGTATATGATAGCTCATTCAATTACAAATACACATTAAACAATGTAACAAACTCTCAATATGGAGGCTCACAGGATGATTCATTTGGCCGCAGCGTATCCATCTCAGACAGTTATGCAATAGTTGGCGCTCATGCGGAAGATGAAGCTGGCAGTACGTCTAGCGGAAAAGCCTACATATTTGATCCGTCCACTGGCGCTTTGCTTCATACGCTAGACAACCCTAATGATTACAGCACAAGCGCGAACGATGTATTTGGCTTTAGCGTATCCATCTCAGACAGTTATGCAATAGTTGGCGCGTATCAAGAAGATGACGCTGGCGGAAGTGATAGCGGCAAAGCCTACATATTCAACCCGTCTACTGGCGCTTTGCTTCATACGTTAGACAACCCTAACGCTTACGGCGCGAGCGCAGACGACAGGTTTGGCTATAGCGTATCCATCTCAGACAGTTATGCTATAGTAGGAGCGTATTTAGAAGATGACGCTGGCGGAAGTAATAGCGGAAAAGCCTACATATTCAACCCGTCTACTGGCGCTTTGCTTCATACGCTAGACAACCCTAATGCTTACAGCACAAGCGCAAACGATTTATTTGGCATCAGCGTTTCCATCTCAGACAGTTATGCAATAGTTGGTGCTTATTTTGAAGATGACGCTGGCGGATCGTCTAGCGGAAAAGCTTACATATTCAACCCGTCTACTGGCGCTCTGCTTCATACGCTAGATAACCCTAATGCCTATAGTACAAGCTTAAACGACCGATTTGGCTTTAGCGTATCCATCTCAGACAGTTATGCAATAGTTGGTGCTTATCAAGAAGATGACGCTAGCGGAGGTAATAGCGGAAAAGCCTACATATTTGATCCGTCTACTGGCTCTCTGCTTCATACGTTAGATAACCCTAGTGCTTATGACACAGGCGCAAGCGATAATTTCGGCTATAGCGTATCTATCTCAGATACCCATGCAATAGTTGGTGCTTATTTTGAAGATGACGCTGGCGGATCGGCTAGCGGAAAAGCCTACATATTTAACGCATCCACTGGCTCTCTGCTTCATACGCTAGACAACCCTAGCGCCTATAGTACAAGCTCAGGCGATTTATTTGGCCGCAGCGTATCCATCTCAGACAGTTATGCCATAGTTGGTGCTTATGCGGAAGATGACGCTGGCAGTACGTCTAGCGGAAAAGCGTATATATTTAGGTAAGAAAGGAACACCATGCAGTTCATAAAGGTAAATCAAGATAGCAGTGTTGTGTACCCGCTATCAATCGTCAATCTTAAAAACGAGTTCCCCCGCACAAGTTTCCCCAAAAAGATGCCAGAGGCTGGATTGCCTGACTTTGGTGTTTACCCAGTGACAGAGGAAGCCGCGCCAGAGTTTGACATTAGGACGCAAAAAATTGAACGTCAGCAGCCAGTGCTTGAAAATGGCGCTTGGGTGTCAAAGTGCGTTGCCGTGAATAAATCTCAAGATGAAATAGACCAGTACGATCAGCGCATGGCCGATAAGAATAGGTTTAAGCGCAATGAATTGCTGGCCGCAACAGATTACTTTGCGTTGACCGACGTCACTATGGATGCGGCAATGACTAGCTATCGACAGGCGCTGCGTGATATAACCAATCATGCAAATTGGCCGCATCTAAATGACGAAGATTGGCCTGTAAAACCAGAATAGGGGCTAGATATGCCACTAAAACTTGAGACGCCAAACGGCGCAATCATTGTAACTGGAGAAGATGGTAGCGGCGATGCAGCTGTCACGTTTCCGCGCAGCGGTATTGTTCAACCCACACATACTGGCGATGTCAGCATAACTGGTGATTTAACGACAGTAGGCACGTTCGACCACACTGGGCAGGTAGTTGTTTCCAATAATATTACAATGGCAAGCGCGATTGTCTCAGGCACAGTCAATGTGTCTGGTGTTGCTACGCTTGCTAGTGCGGTGGTTTCAGGCTCTGCGTCTATTTCAGGCTCTGCGTCTATCTCTGGTGCGGCCAGCATGGGAAGCGCAACTGTTAATGGTGAGTTTATTGCCGACAGCGTTAATGAAACTTACAGCGCACTATCTGGCGCAACAGTTGCTATTGATTGCGAAACTGGAAATTTCTTTGCGCTAACAACATCCGCTAACACCACATTTACATTCAGTAACCCACCAGCGACAAACACTGCGTATAGCTTTACACTCAAGCTAACCGCTGGCGGCACACATACAATCACCTATCCTGCATCTGTCGACTGGGCAGGCGGCACAGCGCCTGACGCGCCAGCCTCTGGCGAAACTGACTTGCTTGCATTTGCCACACACGACGGTGGCATTACTTGGTACGGCTTCTTGGCTGGGGATGCAATGGCATGAGCATGACCGCGCGAAGAATGAGCATGGCGGCTGGCGCGGGAGCCCCTCAATCGTTTACGTTTGTCGGCGTAAGCTACGCCACAACAAACCTTAACATACAAGTCCCATCTGGAACTCAGGAGGGAGATATTGCCATAGCATACTCATCAACTGCTACTGGCCCTGCGCCGACTGTATATTCTGGCTTTACGCAGATAGCATCAGTCAATAGTACATTTGAGGATATGTTTCAGTACAAGCTATTATCAGCGTCAGACTTAACAACAACATTTACGCGCAGCGCTGACAGCTATGACGCAGCAATAATGTTTACATTTAGACCCACCAATCCCGTGACAACTATACAAGTTTCTTCAATAAACAATAGCAATCAAACAAGTGGAACTCCCTCAACTCAAACGTTGACAACAAGCACCTATGACCCGCCAAACATACTAATTGCAACCTACTCGTCATATACAGCAGAGCCATCAATCAATGGTACTTTCTGGGATGGGAATTACTTAGAAACTGGCGAAAATAATAATAGAATTAAAATGTATTATGAAATCCAAAATGACGTAAATACAAACAGGTCTGTTCAGGCCAGCGGAGATTATGGAAGCTATAACATTATGATGAGTTGTGTTATAAATGCTTCATAGTATTGATCGGTTGCCAATATGCTAGGTTTTAACGCACTCTCAAAAACGCCTCTGGCAGACGATAATGTAAATCTAAGTCTGCCAGTATCTATTGTCGTGGATAGCATTACGGCAGGAATACCTGTCGTTGATACTGCCTCTGTATTTGAAGATGAAACAATCCCAGCGATTGATATTACTTCTGGCACTCCTGTTGTAGATAGCGCAAGCGTAACAGTTGTTTATAACTTTAGCGCAGGTGGCATAAGCACAACGCCTGTTGTTGACAGCATTGCTGCGTCAATCATCAGCAACTTTGCGCCGCAAGAAATAACATCAGGCACCCCAGTTGTTGATGATATTACAGCAGCGGTTATATCTAACTTTGCCCCAGTTGAGATTACGCTTTCTGAACCTACGGTAGACAGCGCGACTGTTTCTGTCATCTCTAACTTTGCGCCAGTTGATATTGCTGCAAGCGCACCACAAGTGGATGCTCTGCCGTTCTTCCAAGAATACGCGCTAACAATGGTAGAAATAACCGCTGGCATACCTACGCTACCAGCGCGATTTACTTGGGATTATCAGGAGCCTGTCGCTGACAGTTGGACAGAACAAGCAGATGATGATAGTGTATGGGCAACTCAAACGGCAAGTAGCGACACTTGGACAGAAGCTGCGGAGCCAACAGATATATGGACTGATGTTACTGACCCAACCGACACATGGTCAGAAGCTGCATAGGAGACTTAGATGGCTGACACAACGACAACAACATTCGGCTTAACGAAGCCAGAGGTGGGCGCATCAGCCGATAGCTGGGGTACTAAGCTCAATACAAACCTAGACACCCTTGACGATCTTCTTGATGGGACAACGGCTATCCAGCCTAACCTCACTGAAGGGTCATGGCAGGTTGGCGGTACTGCAATTGTAGCTACGGCTGCTGAGATTAATAGGTTAGACGGCGTTACTTCTAATGTTCAAACGCAGCTAAACAATTTGAGTGACGATATTGTTAGCTTTCCCACAAGTGAAGATATTGTTGTCAATGGAGTTACAGTAGGGCGCGGCGGGCATACGTCTAATGTTATCTTGCAGGGCGGGACAACTGGAATACATGGTGGCTTACTTGGTGTTATCATTGGTGAAGATGCTGGTGAAAATTTAACAAGCACTGCATATTGGAATACTGCTGTAGGGGCGTATGCTTTGCAGGGGGAAACTGGTTCTTGGAGTTGCACTGCGATTGGGGAAAGCGCACTGAAGGGTGACGTTGCAACTGGAGGAACTAGCAACACGGCTGTTGGCGCAAATGCTATTGAGCATGGCTCATCTGGCACAGACAATACCGCTGTGGGCGTAGATGCAATGAAAGGCGATGGAACAACTGGTGTAACAGGGGATGGAAACACGTCAATTGGCAATTTAGCGTTAGCTGACCTATCTTCAGGTGATAATAATATTGGAATTGGACGATATGCTGGGTATGGGAGTTCAAGCCCATTCCAAGTAACCACTGAAAGCAATCGCATTGTTATGGGAAATAACAGCATAACAAACGCCTATATACAGGTGTCTTGGACTGTTACATCTGACGAAAGGGACAAGACTGATGTTGTTCCAGTTAGTCATGGGCTTGACTTTATATCGCAGTTAAACCCTGTTCACTTTAAATGGGATAAGCGTCATAAATATTTTGAGTATGATGACGATGGCAATATAACAAGCAAGCCTGCCCCTGATGGCACTCATAAAGAAGATCAGCCTTTTGTTGGGTTCTTAGCTCAAGAAGTTCAGCAGGTAGTGAATGGCACAGGCTTTGCAGACAATGTGATCGTAGATCACGAGCAAGACGATCTGTGGAAGATCAAGGAAACTGCGCTTATCCCACTGTTGGTAAATGCAATCAAAGAATTAAAACAACGTGTAGAAGTTCTTGAAGCAGGGGCATAAAGATGGCTCTAATACCGCTTAAACTCCCAGCAGGGTTTTACAGAACAGGCACTGACCTTGACGCTGCGGGGCGCTGGCGTGATGGTTCTCTTGTGCGTTGGCGCAATGGGTCGCTTAGACCAATTGGTGGATGGACTGTAAACACAGACTTTGGAACATCTGGAGACTTAACCACAAGTGTCCCAAGGTCAATGCACACATGGCAGTCAATAGATGGCACAAGATATGTTGCGGTTGGAACCCACAATGAACTTTATGCTGCAATAGGAAGTAATACGACTTACGACATTACCCCCACTGATTTGACCGCTGGCTATGTGAGCGCAACGACTGAAACGGGCTATGGCTACGGTTTTTATGGTCAGGAAACATACGGAACACCACGCTCCGATACTGGCAACCTAACAGAAGCAACAACTTGGTCGCTAGATAACTGGGGAGAATACCTTGTAGCCTGCTCCACTGCTGATGGCCGTTTACTAGAGTGGCAACTTGGTTCTGGCTCAGATGCAGTAGCGATCACAAACGCGCCAGTGGACAATGTTGGGCTTATTGTAACTGAGGAGCGTTTCTTGTTTGCACTTGGCGCTGGGGGCAATCCTCGCAAGGTGCAATGGTGTGACCGCGAAGATAATACAACTTGGACAGCGGCAAGCACAAATGAAGCTGGTGATATTGAGTTGCAAACTTCAGGAGAAATACAGGCGGCTATTAGAACCAGAGGTCAAACTCTAATCCTAACAACCACATCAGCGCACACTGCTCGTTATATCGGGCCACCCTATGTTTATGGCTTTGAAAGAGTGGGAACGTCTTGCGGGCTGATTGCTAGAAAAGCTGTGGCTGATGTTGACGCGGGTACGTTCTGGATGGGTCAGCGTGGCTTCTTTGCATTCAATGGTAACACAGTCACAGAGATACCGTGCGAAGTGCATGACCATGTTTTTAACGATATAAATACATCACAAGTTAGTAAGACATGGGCAATGGCAAACGGTCAGTTTGGCGAGATATGGTGGTTCTACTGCTCATCTGGGTCAAACGAGGTGGATCGGTATGTTGCCTATGATTACAAGGAGAACCACTGGCTTATAGGTAGCCTTTCACGCACATGCGGCACAGAAAGAAATGTATTTACATATCCCATGCTGTTTGACGTTGATGGATATATCTATGACCATGAGCGTGGGTTGGCTCACTCAAGTCAATCTGTTTATGCGGAGAGTGGCCCGATCAGCATAGGTAGCGGCGATAATATAATGCAAATTACTGATCTCATTACAGATGAGCAGACGCAGGGTGACGTAAACGTAACCTTTAAGAGCCGTTACTATCCCAATGACACAGAATACACGCATGGCCCATATACTCCATCTGACCCAACATCTGTGCGGTTTTCTGGTCGTCAGGTGCGCATGAAGGTAGAAGGTCAAACGCTTTCTAACTGGAAGGTTGGAACAATGCGCATAGACGCAAAGGCGGGTGGGCGTAGGTAATGGCAGCACCTGTATTACCGCCAATAACCGACAACCTTAAAGCGTGGGGGCGTGAGCTTACAACGTACTTGCAACGTCAGTTGCCGCGCCTGTATTTTAAGTCCGCTGGCGATAATCCATCGGAGAACGGCATCATCTTGTGGGATGAGGTAAATGGCTACCCTGTTGTCTCAAAGGGCAACGAGTTTGTGCAGATTATCTTAGAAGATGGTCACGCCAACTTGATCCGCACAACAGATGTAACGGCTGCTGCAATCAACACAGCATACGCAATCCAGTACGACACGCCAACAGGCAACGTAGGCATCAGCTTAGACGGCACTGATCCAACGAAGATCGTCTTTGCGGAGGCGGGTGAATACTTGCTAATGTTCTCAGCGCAGATTAGTTCAACGTCATCTAGTACGGTGAACTTCTATTTCTGGCCCAGATTAAACGGTACAGACGCGGAAGGATCAACCATGAAGAACGCCTTGCATCAAAACGGCGCAACGCTTGTTGTGTCACGCGCGGCAAAGTTTGACGTTTCGGCTGGCGATTACTTGCAGGTTATGTGGGCAGTGGATAGTACATCAGGCTTTTTGGATGCGTCTGCGGCGACTGCGTTTAGCCCAGCGGCACCCGCAACAACGCTTGCGATTACGAGGATGCACGGATGAATGCGCATAATCCTATAAGTGAATTAGAGCGTTGCCGGGGGTGGATCGAGGCGGCGTTGGAATATTCTGGTGGCACCCATGATTTTGAGGATGTAGCGCGCTCACTGTATTCGGGAGCGATGCAGTTGTGGCCTGCGCCAAAGGGGTGCATAATAACGGAAATTGTGGTATATCCTAAAAAAAAGGTACTACACGTTTTTCTAGGTGGTGGCGAATTGCAGCAAATTATGGAAATGCATAAAGATGTGATAGCATGGGCCAAGACGCAAGGTTGTGAGGCTTTAACTATGACGGGGCGCCACGGCTGGAAGAAACCATTAGCGGAGCATGGATGGCAGGCCGTGCACACGTCATACATTAAGGAGTTTGAGAATGTCTAAAGGCGGCTCAACATCAACAAGCGTTGAAATCCCAAAATATATTGAGGATGCAGCGAAACGTAATTTGAATCGCGCTGAAGGTATCGCCGGGCTTGGATATGTTCCATATTACGGCGCGGATGTGGCTGCGTTCACGCCTATGCAAGAGGCTGCTTTTGGTTCAACTAACCTGGCTGCGGGTGCGTTTGGCATGCCAACAGTTGGCGCGTCAGAGCTAACCGGGATGCCAGAGGCTGAGACTTTTGCTGGCGGTATGCGTGGTTATTCATCAGCGCCAATGTACGAGCAGAGTTTGCAGGAGCTGCAAGCAAGGCGCCCAGGTCAATATGAATATATGCAAGGTTTCTTCATTGACCCAATTACTGGGGAGCGCGGTGCGATGATGGGAGATCCGATTGACTACACTGAAGGGGCGACGACAGCGCAGCGCCGCATCCCAGAGGGAGAAGGTTTTGATGGCTATGGTAATAATGATATGCCTGGAATGCCTGGAGGTTCTGGTTTCACAACATACGGCGGTAGCCAAGATATTGCGCATGGAATGCTAGACGACGCTTACTCTGATTACGGCGCACAGATCACTGCGGGGACAGCAAGTCCGGAGGATAATCCGTCATACAATGAGGGACTAGCTAACGCGAATTCTGATTATGCAGGAATAACATCTGACGACTTTACCGGTCTAAGTCAAGCAGAGCAATATGGATTGATGGGTCAATCTATGGGCGCCGCTGGGGTAAGCGGTGTTGGCGGAGGTTACGCTCAAGACGATCCCACAACGGGGATTTTTGGCGCCGCACAAGACGTAGTCGGTTCAGTTGCTTCAGCGGTTGATGATGTAGTCGGTGAAGGCGGTGAAGGCGGAGATGGCTGCGTAATCGCAACGCACGCTGTTTCTTCTGGAGGCTTTACACCGCAAATGAAACGTGAGGCAGTTGTTTGGTGTATGCATAACCTACATGACAAGTGGTGGGGTGAGGCAATCCGCCGGGGCTACCGTTACCTTGGTAATCAAAAGATTGAGCAAGGCAAAGCACACGAACATTACCAGGAATTCCGCGATTACATCGCATTTGCGAACGGCAAGAAGCGCACTCTACTTAGCGCTATTAAATTCACATTGCGCACCGCTCAATTCTTTGCGGTGGGTATGATAAAGAAGGACGCGTAAAATGGGTGCAGCAGCAGGAGCAGGCGGAGGCAACATCTTTGGGCAAGCCGCTGGGGCAATGGGGCAGGCTAAAAGTGCTTATGGTGATTTAGCAAACTTCCAGCCAGCAAATATGCAAGCAGCCCAACTTGCAACGGCAGACATAAATCAATACATGAACCCATACACGCAGCAGGTTATTGAGCGTGGTCAGCGGGATATTGCTCGCCAGCAGGAGATGGGGATGAACCAGCTTGGTGCGCAAGCTAGTGCGGCTGGCGCATTTGGCGGATCGCGCCATGGTGTGGCAGAGGGCGTTGCGGCTGGTGAATATGGCCGCACCGCTGCCGACTTTGCTGCGCAGCAGCGTCAACAGGCGTTTAATCAGGCACAACAGCAAGCCCTACAACAAGCTCAGTTTGAGCAAGCGGCAAACTTAGCTAATTACCAAGGTCAATTTACTGGTGCTGGGATCCAGCAGGCTGCGGCTAGTGGCTTGGGGGGATTAGGCCAGCAAGGCTTCAATATAGGCTCACAGATTCAACAACAACAAGCGCAGCAGGGTTTACTACAGCAAGGTGTCCAGCAAGCTCTTATTGACGCAGCGAAGGGTCAGTACGCTGGGTTTACTGGTGCACCGGGCGCGTCACTATCAGCACCACTGGCTGCACTAGGCGCAATGCCAAACCAAAGCACAACGACACAATCACAAACACCTGGTCTATTTAACTACCTACAGACTTTGGCGATGATGAAGATGTGTTGGGTGGCGCGTGAGGTTTACGGCGAGGATGATCCACGTTGGCTTGAGTTCCGCGATTGGGTTGTTGGTCACTCACCAGATTGGTTCTTTAATGCATACGATAAATATGGCGCTCGTATCGCTAAGATTGTTAAGAAAGTGCCAATTCTTAAATCAATCATTAAGCCGTTTATGGACGCGAAACGTAAGTCGATTGGGTATGAATAAATGGATTACCGCGCAGAGGCACGCCGGATAGCACAAGAGATCGGGATTGACCCCGATCTATTCGTGCGCATGATTAACCGGGAAAGCGCGTTTGATCCTACGGCGGTTAGCCCAAAGGGCGCTATCGGCTTAGGCCAGCTTATGCCAGGCACGGCGTCTGATTTGGGTGTAGACCCAAACGATCCAATCCAGAACCTCACTGGCGCAGCGCGTTACTATAAACAGCAACTTGAGGCTTTTGGAAACCCAATGATTGCGTTGGCGGCTTACAACGCAGGGCCGGGTAATGTTCGCAAGTACGGCGGTATTCCTCCGTTCAGTGAAACGAAGAAATACGTGCAAGACATTATGAAAGGCTATGTAGGGAATAACACAATGACACCGACATCAGCACCACTAGGCGCGTCAGCAACGACGACAACGCAAAAACCGGGCAAGGGTATGCTGCGCGGTCTGTTAGACTACGCAAGCGAGAAAAGCCCGGACACAGGCTTAACAAGGTTCCAGAGCTTTGCCGCAGCACTGGATCCACTGATTATGCCGGAGATGCGGGCTGGTACGGCTATTCGTCAAATGGGGCAAACTCAACTTGACCAAGGTAAGGTTAATAAAACCGTCGAGTGGTTAAAGAAAAACGGTTACGCTGAAATTGCGGCGGTTGTTGAAAAAAACCCTGAGATGGCGGCAACCGTCATGGGTAGCATCGTGCAGGAGAAAATTAAATCTCCAGGCGTCAAGGTTATTGGCGATAAGTTGGTGGATGAGACTGGTAAGGTGCTTTATGAGGGCGATCCTGAAGCCTTAAAGAAACTTGATGAAAAGCAGGTTACGATTGTCCGTAATTTAAGTAACGACTTAGTAAACAGAAGTTACAAGATTTACGATGAGATCGCAAATGGCTATCGCTTAATCCAAGAGGCTGTAGAAAATAAAACAGGCGTTTCGGATTACGTTTTAACTATTGCGTTTTCGAAAATACTAGATCCTGAAAGTGTTGTTAGAACTGAAGAGCAAAAAGCGGTTGCTGGCGCTGGTAGTGGGATTCAAGCGTTAGTTTCAAGCGTGCAGAATTTTATAGGGGGAACAGGTAGTTTACCTGAGCCAGTACGGCAGCAGATATTAGGCACAGCGCAGAGAAACGCTAAGTTTTATTTTGACAAGGCGCAAGGCGAATATAACAGAGCAAAAGCTACAGCTCAGTATGCAGGTATAGCTGATGAAATTATTAATGATGTAATTCCTAAGCCTACACCTCTACCGACATTTACAAAAATTGAACCGCCAACTGAGAACGGTAATGTTGAGATCGGCGCGAACGGGCCAGTGCCTGAGGATTTAAAAGACATATACACGCAAGAACAGTGGAACGGCTTATCAGCGGATCAAGTAAGACAACTCCTAGAAGCGAGCGACAACAATGGCGACTGAAGAACAGAAACGACTAAAAGCACAGTTTGACCAGGAAAACCAAGTTGGCGTTGTCGGCGGTGTAGCAAGGGCAGCGGCGCAAGGTTTAACCTTTGGCGGGGCAGATGAAGCTGAGGCGTATATACGCAGCATTCTGGGTACACGCGAATACGACGAGATACTTGAGGAGGTACGCGGTCAGGTTAAGCAGTTTGGCACTGAGCGCCCCGGTCTTTCACTAGGGTCAGAAATTGGCGGCGCTGTACTGCCCGCTATCATTGCATCGCTTTTCACAGGTGGGACAGGCGGTATAGCAACTATGGCTGCGCGTTACCCTAACTTGGTGAGGTTAGGTAAAGCCACTGGGATTGTAGCGCCAGAGACATTAGCTGGCGGCGTAGGCTACGGCGCTCTACAAGGTGCGGCAACGGGCTTTTTATCCGCAGAGGAAACTGAGGACAGAATCAAGGGTTTAGTCTCTGGTGCGGGCTTAGGTGGCGCGACAGGGCTAGGTGCGGATCTATTTAGCCGTGCGCTACAAGGCACTGTCGGAAACTTCATGGATTTTGCGCGCCGCAAGTTTGGGAATAAAGCCGGCAGCGCGGTAGAGCAGGAACTACAGCGTATCGCCAAGGAAGCTGGGATTACACCTGAGGAAGCATATATTCAAGTTGCTGAAGGTAAGTTGATGGCGGAGAACGCCACGTTGCGTGAGGTGGTTCGCGGATATTTCGATGCGGGCGGGCCTGGCGCAACATTATTACAAAAGGCAGCAAAACAGCGTCCGGGTGAACTACGCGGCGATCTGGTTGAGGATATGCAGCAATACCTGACAGACGTTGCCCCCGGCGGTAACGTATTGGCGGGTCAAGCTAAGAAAATGGAAGATCTGAAGAAAACAGCTCAGGACTTGTATTCATCCCCGGCGATGCAGCGTCCAATTTCGCCAAATGCTATGCCGATGTTCCAAGACATTTTCCGACGAATTCCTGAAGCGTTTGGCGCGGTAAGGCGTGAGCTTGGCGTTGAAGGACGCGATATGTTCTTTGAGATTGGCGAAGATGGGGCGGTTCAGTTATTGCGTGCGCCAACGATTGAGGAAGCTGAAATTGTACGTCGCGCCTTAGCCGATCTGCGGAGCAAGTATTACAAAGCTGGCGAGGGCGGTACTGCCCAGGCTTACGGTAGAGCTGAAAACGAGCTGCGCCAAACAATTGATATGTTGAGCGACGAAACACAACAAGCCCGCGCAACATACAACAAGATGATGGATCAAGACCGCGCGTTCCAGGCGGGTCAGAAAGCGTTTAAGGCTAACCCAGACGTTGACCAAATTGAGCTAGACGTTGATCGCTTTGCCGCACTTGGCGACGACGCACTTGCAGCATACCGCACAGGTATCTGGCAGAAAATGCGTATTGCCATGACAGGTAAGCGTTCTGCGGCTATCGTTGCGGATCTAGCAAGTGAGGAATCACCGTTAGGTAATATGTTGCGCATTATCTTCCCCGGCGAAGATATTGCAGACTTGGCGACAAAACTACAAACCCAAGAAGGTGCAGACGCATTTGCTAAGTCTATCCTGAGCAAATCGCCAACAGCGTCGTCTGCGGCGCAGCAAGCGCGTCAGGGTATGGATATTGGAGTTGAGGATGTACTTGAGGCGGGTACAACCTTGGGCTTGGTGCGCATCCTGCGGAAAATCGCAGGGCGCACCCGCCCAGACTTAACGGACAAGCAGCGTGAAGAAGTCGTGCAGGCGCTACTGTCTAGGGATCCAGAGTTTATCAAAAACATGCTGCGCGACGAGAGCGGAGCTGCACAATTGCAAAACGTGATTCAAAGAGCGTCGGAAGCGTTGTATGCTGGCGGTAGATCAGGTGCTATTTATGGCGCATCACAAAATCCAGAGGGCGTGCTAGGCTTATTTGGCGGTCAACAGTAAGGATAAAACATGGAACCTAAAGAAAAGAGTTTCACCGAAATTGAGGGTATCGTGCAAGACGCGATTGCCCAGGCTGTTGATTTTGTTGAAAGCGAAATAACGCACGAACGTATCAAGGCCCAGCGCTACTTTGACGGCGAAGTTGATATTGGGTACGAGAATGGAAGATCCAGCGTTGTCGCCACAAAAGTACGTGATGTTGTACGTGCGGTAAAACCAAGTCTGATGCGTGTGTTTATGTCTACTGCGCGCCCGGTGGAGTTTATCCCGAAAGGCCCAGAGGATGTAGCGTTTGCGGAGCAGGCGTCAGATTACATGCACTACGTGTTCCAAAAGAACAACGGGTTCCGAGTTCTTAATGACGCATTCCACGACGCTCTTATCAAAAAGCAGGGCGTCGTAAAGGCGTACTGGGAAACAAGATATAACAGCGAAACTTACACGATCACCGGGCTAACTCAGGAGGAGCGTGACGCACTTCTGAACGAGCTAGATATTTCGCTGATTGAAGAGACAATGACATCGAGCATCACCGTTGACCAAACTGGCGCGGAGGTGGAGCTGCCGTCATATGACTTGAAAGTTAGCCGGGTTACCCCGGAGGGTGCGTTGCGTATTGAAAGCGTACCACCGGAAGAATTCTTTGTTAATTCTCAGGCGCGCACTTTACAGGACGCCTATGTGGTGGCGCACCGTACAGAAATGCGCGTTGGCGACTTGGTGGCGATGGGTTACCCGTTCGAGCAGGTTTACGACTTAGACAGCTTATACGGCGCGTCAGACATCAGCGAGGCAGAAGAAATAGAGCGCCGGGGCTACAGCCAAGACGATTACGAGGATCAGTCCGGTGATCCCGCAATGCGCAACGTGGCGATCACCGAAGCCTACATGCGTTTAGATGTAGAGGGTACAGGCGTGCCAACTTTGCATAAATTTATCTGCGGCGGCAGTAAGTACAAATTGCTGGACTACGAGTTGGTTGACGAGATTCCGTTTGCGGTGTTCGAGGTAGACCCGGAGCCACACACAATCTACGGGCGTTCGCTTGCAGAGTTAATCATGGATGACCAGGACGCAAGCACAGCGATTATTCGTGGGATCCTCGATAACGTCGCCATGACGAATAACCCACGTATCGGGATCGTTGACGGCGCGGTTAATATTGACGACGTGCTTAACAACGAAATTGGCGCAATCGTGCGTATGCGTCAGGCTGGCGCGATCCAAGACTTAGCCGTGCCATTTACGGCGGGCCAAACACTTGGCGCATTACAGTACATGGACGCCCTAGTTGAGCAGAAAACAGGTGTATCACAAAACGTGGCACTCAACCCGAATGCGATGCAGTCCACCACTGCGGCGGGCGTACAGGCGACGGTAGACGCAGCGGCTGCGCAAGTTGAGGTGATGGTTCGTAACCTGGCGGAAGGTATGCGCCAACTATTTGCGTTGATGTTAAAATTGCACGTCAAGAATGTAGACGAAGAGCAGTTGATGCAGCTCAACGGTCAGTACATCCCAGTTCGCCCTGACGTGTGGAATTCTGAAATGGACGTGCAAATTAATGTCGGGTTAGGCACCGGACGTGAGCAGGAGAAAGCCGCAGCGCTAAACGGTATGTTGCAAATCCAGCAGCAAGTTTACCAGCAGTACGGCGCGACAAACGGTTTGGTTTCACTTACAAACATCCGTAACACTTTGGCGGATATTTTGGCAGCGTCAGGTATCAGAAACGCGGAACGCTACTTTGCGCCAATGACGCCTGAGGCAGAACAGCAGATGATGCAGCAAGCGCAACAGGCACAAGCGCAGGCACAACAGCAGCCAATGCCTGATCCTAACGCGGCGATCTTGCAGGCAGAGCAAATGAAGGCTCAGGCTAAAATGCAGACAGACATGGCGAAGCTGCAATTTGAAGCACAGAAAGCAGCGGCAGACAACGATCTAAAACGTGACCAGATGGCACAGGATCTCTTGGTGGATGCAGCTAAAATTGCGGGTCAGTACGGAACTAATGTTGACGTGGCGCGCATCAAGGCAGAACAAGATAAAGTACGTCAGGTCGCAAACATCGCGCAGGGTAGACAATGAGTACATCAGTACGCGTCAAAGCGGATGACGCAAAAAGGTTAAAAGAAGATACTGCGTTCACGCAGTTTTTCGAAGAGGTTCGGCAAGCTCAAATGAGCATATTTGCCAGCAGCACCAAGGAGCAATCTGAGGTGCGAGAAGAGGCGCACGCAATCCTGCGCGCGTTAAACGCGGTCGAAGTGTACCTCGACGCCGTAATAGCGGCAGAGACACTGTTAGACCGAAAACAAAGGAAGTAGCACCGTGGAAAATGCGACTACTATTGAGGAAGCGGTAAAGTTAATGACTGCACCGCAAGAGCAGCCGGAAGCAGAACCCGAAGCCGTTGAGGCCGAGGCGGAAGCTGAAGAGGTTGTTATTGAGGACACTGAATCAGAAGAGCCAACTCTGGAAGCAGAGAGCTATGACGATGACGTGGACTACGACGACGTTGAATTAGATGACACTGAAATCGAAGCAGAGGTTCCTGAGGAAACCAATCTCATCCCCGTTAAAGTTAACGGCAAAGAAGAGATGTGGACACTTGACCAGTTGAAACAATCTGCCGCCGGACAGGGGTACATCAATCAGCGTATGCAGGAGATTGCTCAAGTTGAAAAGCAGTATAAAGAGCAAGCCCAGCAACTAGCGCAGCAACAACAGCAAGTTTTGCGCATGTACCAGCAAGCACAACAAGTTGGCGTCACGCCGCCTGTACCCCCGACGACTGAGCTGTTCGATAAAGACCCAATTGGGTATATGGAACAGAAGATTAAGTACGACGAGGCCAAGCAGCAATACGATGCCCAGGTTCAACAAGTGCAGCAACTTCAACGCCAACAGCAGGCGGCGACAGAGCAGCAGAGAATGCAGTTCCTAGCGCAGCAAGCTGAAGTTTTAAAACAGCACATCCCTGACATCGCGGATCCTGAGAAGGGCGCGGCGATCAAGGCTGATCTGGTTAAAACTGGCACTCACTACGGTTTCAGTGAAGCTGAAATTCAAGGTGTGACTGACGCCCGGTATGTACGGGCTTTGAACGACGCTATGAAGTGGCGCCGTTTGCAGGATAAGAAGCGTGCGGCAACTAGAGGTGAACCAGCAAAGACAGTTGTAAAAGCTGGCGCCAAGCGTAGGGCAAGCGAAGGTCAGTCTGCGACTAGAAAGAAGCAGGAGCAGAAGCTCCGTAAATCTGGTCGGATTGAGGACGCCCTCAGTCTAATGTTAAAGCCTTAGGAGTAAATCATGGCACAAGTATCCGGAACATTTGACAGTTACGATGCAGTAGGCATTCGTGAAGATTTGTCAGATATCATCACAAATATTTCACCTGAATCCACCCCATTTTACACGAAGTGTCGCAAGACAACTGCGCGCAATACTTTGGTAGAATGGCAGACTGATTCCTTACGCGCTAGTGGCGCAAATGCCCACTTGGAGGGGGATGAAACTTCATTCGATAGCGTCACTGCGACAGTACGTTTGAACAATGCAACCCAGATTTTCAAGAACGCTGTGGTTATTGCAGACACCGACGAAGGATTGGACAAAGCTGGGCGTTCGCAAGAGATTGCCTACCAAACGCTAAAAATCGCCAAAGAGCAAAAGCTCGATATTGAAAAGGCGCTTTTTGACAATAACGCAAAAGTGAACACAAACGGTTCAGCGCGTGAATTGGCGGGTGTTCCAGCGTGGCTGACATCAAACACTGACTTTGGTGACAACGAAGGTGCAGACCCAACTGGTGATGGTACAGACGCGCGTACTGACGAGACAACAACTCTTCAAGCGTTTGACCAAACACGTTTTGACACAGTCATGCAGTCAATCTGGGAAAATGGTGGCAACCCTGACACTGTTTACCTATCAGCGTTCCAAATGAACAAGGCGTTGTCCTTCACAGGTAACAACAACCAGCGTTCAAATGTACAAGCTGGTGACGAGCGTGTGATCAAATCACTGGCGGTGTACGTCACTCCGTGGGGTACAGTCGAGATGTTGCCAAGTCGTGAGAACCGTTCGCGGGACGTTCTAATAATCCAAGACGATATGTGGGAAGTTGCGACACTACGTCCAACTAAAAACATTGAGTTGGCGAAAACAGGCGACGCGACAAAACGTCAAGTCGTAACAGAACTGACATTGTGCGCGAAAAACGAAGCTGCAAACGGCGGCGTTTTCGACAACACAACGTCATAACGTCATAACGCTACAGGTGGGGGCGGCTAACGCCCTCACTCTCTTTTTATATGAGGGAGCAAAATGAGAGTTTTAGTTACATACCGCAGCATGTCTACATGCGTAGGTCGCGTCAGAGCTGGTGATATTGTGGATCTGCCGGAAGAGGAAGTGCGCCGCATCCTAACGACTAAGCCACGCGCACTAGAAATTTTACCTGAGTTACCGCTGGAAAAACCTGCGCCAAAGAAAAAAGCGCCTGTGAAGCGCAAGCGCGCACGTAAGGCAGATGGCACTCTGAAAGCTGACGATCCATCAACACCTGACATCAACGAGGCTTGGGAAGATGGTAAACACCTCAACTAAGATTAAAGAAACCATCAAGTTTGAAGATGATAAAATTATCATCAAGAAAACACACGACGCGTCAGTTGCGCTAAAAGACGCGCAGCAAGCGCGTGAGCTTGCGCCAAACTCTTTTGGATCAGATTACAAGCACGTCGGAAATGTAGATATGGCGATGCTGGGTAACTGGTTAAAAGAGGCTGGAGTCGCCTGGACGGATACACAAGCCGTCAAAGATGTGATAAAAAAGAAGCTAATGAGTAGCGAGTTTTCAGCCTTACGAGTATGGGAAGGTAAATACTGATGGAAAAGATTGGCGTTGTTTTTGCAGTGTTCGCTCAAGCTGTAGGTGTCGTGTGGTATGTGTCCACTATGGCGTCAGGTGTAGATGAAAACACCCGCAACATAGCGCGCCATGAAATTATGATCCAAAAGTTAGAAGATACAACACAAACTCAGGCGATCATGTCAGCCCGTATAGATGAAAACATCCAACAAATCCGCCTGACGTTAGAGAAGATGGCGGAAAAATGACATGGCTATACTCGAGAGCATTGCTGCTGCGAATGCCGCTTATTCGATTATCAAAACTGCTATTGGTAATGGCAAAGAAACTGCGGGCGTTATTGGGGCTGTAGGTAAGTTTCTCACCGCCGAAGAAGATATAAAACAAGCCGTACAAAAGAAGAAAAACAGCCCGCTCACGGCAATAACTGGGGGTGAAGAGGGCGATTGGGAAGAGTTCCAAGCCCTTGAAAACATTAGAGAAAAACGCAAGGAATTAGAGTCACATATCCGTTTGTATGGGCAACCTGGCCAATGGGATAGGTGGATCCAGTGGCAAAATGAGGCGCGTAAACAGCGTCAAGCTGCGCGTAAGGCAGCAGAAAAAAGACAAGAAGAAATGATGGAGAAAATCCAGATCGCGCTGGGCGTTATCTTTGGCGTGTCTGGGGTCTGTTTAGCCATCTATTATTTAGGCGTTTACATGGGGAAGTGGTGAACAAGTACGTTGTGTATGATTCAAAAGGGAAAATCATAATCATAACGTCCAACAAGAGGATAGCAGAACACTATGCCAGCAACAGTAATCGATGAATACAAAATCTTTCCGCGACTGATGATGTTGGTCGTGACAATCTTAACTTACCAGGCAGTGCATTGGTATATGTCTTTGCCGCCAGACTTTCCAAACATAACGCAAGCAGCGGGACTTGTTAGTGTTTGCATGGGTGCATTGACCGGGTGTTTCGGCATCTGGATGAATAAGGAAGCAAAGACAGATAGGGGGTCTGTATGATTGGTCAGATTATATCTAGCCTTGGCGGTTTGGCGACTGCTTGGGTTGACGGAAAAACGGCGGTACAAAAAGCCAATGCAGAAATCAAACTCAAACAGGCCACTGGCGAGATTGATTGGGAGCTGGAAGCTATACGTTCAGCTCAGAATAGCTGGAAGGATGAGCTATGGACGGTTGTTTTCGTTCTTATCCTTGCTGCTAATTTCGTGCCTTCTTTACAAGAAACTATGGCACGAGGATTTGCCAACCTTGAGACTACCCCCCTCTGGGTACAGTGGGGGATGTATGCGTCCATTGCCGCCTCGTTTGGCATAAGAACTATGAGAGGCTTAGGAGGTAAGAAATGAGCTTTAAATTAGGAAAACGCAGCTTGTCACGCCTGGAAGGTGTAGACGAGCGTTTGGTTGCTGTCGTCAAGTATGCAATCGGCATATCGAAAACCGACTTCACAGTGCTGGAAGGTTTGAGATCCATCGAGCGCCAGAGAGAGCTGGTGGAGAAGGGTAACAGCCAAACCATGAAGTCCAAGCACATTGACGGTCTAGCCGTTGACCTAGGCGCATATGACAGTGTTACGGGGATCCGCTGGGAGGAGGCTGCGTACTTCCCCATTGCCGACGCCATGCAGCAAGCGGCAAAGGTGTGCGACGTGTCGCTGTGCTGGGGTGCAGCTTGGGCAGTGCCGGATCACAAATACCCATACGACTGCCGTATGTGGGAAGGTGACATGGAATCATGCTGGGAAGCATACCACCAGCTACGGCGTGACCAGGGCCGCAAAGGCTTCAACGACATGCCACACTTTGAGTTAATCGTTTAGCGCGTGATGGCGCCGATGGCAGTTTGAGCAAAGCACAACGCACTTGTTCATTTCATCATTGGCGCGACTAAAATAACCGCCCCGGATAAGCACGTTAACGCGTTCGTTGTCCGGGTGCTTCACAACGTGGTGAAAATCTAACGCGTCGGGATGTTCATTATAGCCACATCGCTCACACTCCAGTGAGGCTTTGTAGTCACGGTAATCCTGTACTTTCCGACGCTTGCGCGCGTAGACCCTCTTATTTACTTTCTCTCTGTTCTTTTTATAGTATTCTTTTCGGTACTGTTTATTGTACTCTTGTTGTTTCTTCTTATCGGCATATGGCATGGCTAACTCCATTTGCCCCCCTCCGAATCTTATACAAAATTATGTAACTTTTTTGTAGACATGCCTTGTATATGATTATATAGGTTTTTATATATTAGTTATCGTTAAGGAGGAACGCGATATGACACAATTTGTATATGAAGCACCAGAGTTTGAAGAGATTGAAGATGGCGCATGGCGCATTCCAGACTCTAATATTAGCATTGTGGAATTAATAACCTTTGATAACCTTTGCAACAAATGGGCGGCATTTCTTGACCGCGAGAACTTGCCCGCGGAATGGGATGCACAAGAAGCCATATTGCACGATGATTTAACCGCCGCGCAACGACAATTCGTCACTGAGTTTATCACAGATTGGGAAGGTTTAGACACATGACACAATTTGTATATGAAGCACCAGAGTTTGAAGAGATTGAAGATGGCGCATGGCGCATTCCAGACTCTAATATTAGCATTCAAGACTGTAAGCATTATTGCGGATTTTACGCAGTCACTGAAGATTTAGGAGATGTAGTTAAAGACTTAGCTTTCCCAAAAACTCTTGCGGAGGCAAAGAAGATTGCGCTTGCCGCAGCGTTTAACTCATAGAATGTGGCCCAGTAACATCGCTTATGCTGAAACAGTTGCAGAGGGAGAAAACACAAAATGAAAACAACAGACGAATTGAAAAGCGACATCGCATCTGAGGAGCGGTTCATCACCAAGCAGCGCGAGAAGATGGATCGCATGCGCAGCTTGGAAACAGGCGTTAGATCAAGTGACATCAGCACTGATCTCGCAATGTTTCAAATATCAATTAACAACGCAAACGAGCGCATTGCCGCATTGCAGGCCAAACTGGAGGCGTTGGGTAATGAATAGCTGGCGCGAGGACGTTTGGATTTTCATTATCGCCGCTGTAGTTTTATACGTGGCGGCACACAACATAGATCATTTAATGGTGGTACAATGACGAGCGGGCATAAAGCAGCAATTGCAGAATTAAAGGATAGCATCCGAATCCTACGCATGGAATTGGAGCAAAAAGAACAGGCGTTAGAGGTAATGCAGCGCGAGTACGAGGTGCATGTTGCCAAGCAAAACCTCAATAAGATTTACGACATGGTGCAGGGCGTCTGGATAGAGGGGCAGAAGTGATGGAAACATTCTATGTCTTGCTATTCAGCTACACACTACAAGGCTACCCAGTGGAGCGCACGTTGCTTCTGGAAAGCTCTGCGCAGTGTAATACTGCAATACGCGCCAATGAAGGTGTGGCAACGATGTTAGGCGCGGATCTGTTCTGCATCGACACTGGGCGTATCTCAAAGTCGATCAGGCCACGCCTGCGTCCGGAGGCAACGCAATGAAGTACGGCAGCGTATGCTCAGGCGTCGAAGCCGCGACAGTTGCGTGGCACCCGATTGGGTGGGCGCCGCAGTGGTTTAGTGAAATTGAGAAATTCCCTTCAGAGGTGTTGCAACATCACTACCCAGACGTGCCTAACTTTGGCGATATGACAAAATTTAAGGAGTGGAGCGATGACCCAATTGACCTTCTTGTCGGAGGAACCCCATGCCAATCATTCAGCGTCGCAGGGTTGCGAAAAGGATTGGATGACCCGCGTGGTAACCTCATGCTTACCTATCTTGGAATTGCTGACAGATATAAGCCCAAATGGCTTGTCTGGGAAAACGTCCCCGGTGTCTTGTCAAGTAACAAAGGACGGGACTTTGGAACCTTCCTCGGGGCGCTGGGGGCGCTCGGGTATGGGTTCGCCTACAGAGTGCTTGACGCTCAATATTTCGGAGTGGCCCAGAGACGCAGACGTGTGTTTGTTGTCGGATACCTTGGAGACTGGAGACGTGCCGCAGCGGTTCTATTTGAGCGCGAAAGCCTGTCAGGGCATCCTGCGCCGAGCAGAGAAGCGTGGGAAAGAATTGCCGACACAATTACGGTCGGCGCTAATCAGTACAGCGGGTTTATCGGAGAGCCAGTAGATACTGTTTATAGTAGGTCAATTAGACGCCTGACACCCATTGAGTGCGAGCGCCTGCAAGGCTTCCCCGACAATTACACGCAAATCCCGTGGCGCAACAAAGCACCAGAGAATTGCCCTGACGGGCCTCGATACAAGGCGATGGGCAACTCCATGGCGGTGCCAGTGATGCGGTGGATCGGGGAGAAAATACAGATGGTAGAGGATATTACAGATGGGTAACTTAGAATGGCCTGAGGGGTTAACACCCACAGAAGATTTTTGGCTACAGTGCATCGACTACATCAAAGCTGACGCTAAAGAATGTAACCGCAGGTTATTCCCACGCATTGGCGGTGCAAGCGCAATCGGTGCGCAAGCAGCTAAGAAAAATAGATTGGGTTTAACAAAGGCGGAGCAAAGACGCGTCGCCTGGAAAAAGGCGGTCGAGGTTAGGGCAGAGGCACGCCAGAAAAGGGTACTTAGGATCATTGACCTAGCGGGTAAAGGCTACACCAAAAAGCAGGTTTCGGTGATCCTTGGGTTGAGTATGCAAACAACCCTAAAGTTTATCAACAACCACGGATTAGGTGAGTTATGGGAGAAGTAGAGTTGAAAAAATTATTGGTAGAAATCACGGAGCCACTATCCAGCGCGCTCACAGTGTATAAGGATACGACAGGCGTTAGTAAGCGCCACGCCGTTGAGATCGCACTACGCGACTTTATGGTGAAAAAGGGCATTCACATTGAGGAACCAAAAACATGGCTAATGGCAGACAAAAAGGCGCCGCATTTGAACGATTAGTGTGCAAGATGTTGCACGACGATCTGGGAGACTACAACTGGCGCCGGGACT